GGAATAATCTATTTTAGATTGTAGATTCATTTCTGTTCGGGTTATTCGTTAATTGGCAGTTTCATAAAACACATCCATATTGTCTTGCTCTGTCTTCCAGTGGTATGCCCAAATAGAGGTTTAAACGGGATGGCAGACAAAACTTCCGAGGATTTAATCTCACTTTCATTCCATTTGAATACAAGAGTGCCGTAAGGCTTCAAGACGCGCATACACTCAGTAAATCCATCGTGTATGAGTGACTGCCAGTCTTTCGGCAGTTTTCCGTACTTTTTAGCCATCCATGAGGTTGCACCAAGTGTTTTCAGGTGCGGTGGGTCGAACACCACCATGTAGAAAGAATTGTCTTCAAATGGAAGGTTGGTGAAATCGGCTATTACATCCGGCTTTATTTCTATGATTCTTGTCTTACCCCTGTCCTTGGCCGTAAGTGTTTCCGAACGTTTGTCAACAAATAAGGCAAGAGGATTATATTTGTTAAACCAAAACATTCTACTGCCACAACAGGCATCTAATATAAGTTTTCCATTTTCCATTAAGCTATTTCTTTTGATTTCTTCAATCTCAACTTTCTCAATACTTTGCAAAGTGCTTCAGTATTTTTTCTCGCTTGTGTAACCTCCACCGCATTCCCGATAAATTTCTTTTGGTCAGCTTGTGTGCCTATTAAAACATAATCTTCAGGGAATCCCATAATCTTTTTGAGTTCCGGAATGCGAAGCATCCGCATTTTAATATCCACTATGCCATACAGTGCCATGAACTCCTTTATTTTCACGGTCATAGGACTATCATTATCGTAGATTTCAATCGCTAGCCGTCCACTTTCCGTTGCTACTAGATAGGGCGGCATCTTATCCATGCGGGCTATCAATGTGAAGCAAGGGCTATCAACAGAGCCACCAGCACTGTTGAACTGTGGATTCATCAGATAGTGCCATTTCCTGTTTGCGGTAATGGTCTGGGAGGGTTCCTCTATACTGCTACCTACATTTGAGAATGCAGTATTCATTATCCACGGCTGGCATGTTACCAAGTTTTGTTTCGGTGTTGTGGTAACAGCGGGGCATGGCGAGTTTATATCAGACACCTGACCACCTCCAGAATATTGATTCATAAAAAATGGAGATACAAGGGAAAGTCTGTCTTTAGTCAGAAGTGTAGGACAAGGCTGATTAATATCCTTTCCTGTATCCTTAAAGTTATAAGAACACATAAATCGGCTTTCAATTAAAGCCATCCTGTCCTTCGTTGTGACCGTTGGAGCTGGAAGGTCTACCGAATGATTATGTCCATTTCCATAATAAGCAGAGACAAAAACATGGTGGTCTTTGCAGGTGATTGCACCTGCCGGTTCTTCTACGGACACATTCTTGCTTTCGGGATGTCCGCTGAACTGTTTGGAGAGGAAACTTACCTGTACCTTTGCAAAGCGGTTTTCAGTAGTCAACACTCCGCATGGTTCATCAACTGATTTGCATGTGTCTTGAGGGCGAACCGTATTGTAACGGGAAAGGAAAGCATCCTTTCCTCCGGCTACAAACTTGATAAGTCCAGCATAGATACGTTCAAGCGTTTTCTCTGCAAGAGGCTTTTCCCTGAAGATGGTAGTTCCTTCATCAGAGAAATCAAGCACATCTTTTACCGGCTTCCACTTCTCCAGCCGCGAGAACATATCTTGCCTACCACCTTTACAGTGGGTCGGTTCTGGGAATACTATCGGCAAGTTCTTTTTAGCAAAGATGCCGAAGAAGCGTTTTCTTGTGGTGTAGGCACCGAAGTCGGCAGCATTTAAGATGCGGTGCTCAAAGTTGTAACCGTACTTCTTGACATTGCGCACCCACTTTTGATAAAGCCGGCCTTTGTCCATGCTGATAGGTTTCCCATTCTCATCCATATCTCCCCATGACATAAACTCTTCTACATTTTCAATCTGAATGTAGTCAGGGTCTATAACATCAATATAACGGAAGAGATGTTCTGCCAACGTTCGGCTGTCGGCATCTCTCGGCTGACCGCCTTTGGCTTTCGAGAAGTTAGTACACTCCAAAGAGGCATGAAGCATTATCATGGCATCAGGGTATAGCTGGCGGATACGTTCTACAATAGTGCTTATCGGGGAAAGTTCCAGTGTACGGATATCCTCAATAAAGTGAAGTGCATCAGGGATATTGGCATCATGTGAAAGGATGGCATTCTTGTCATGGTTCACACAGCAAACAACCTTTCCACATCTATTTCCATCCAATCGTGCTTCTTCCACACCTTCGGACAAACCGCCGGCGCCACAAAAGAGATCAATAACAAATAGTTCTATATCGGACAGACCTTCAATGGATTTTAAGATATTTTTCTGCGATTTCATAACTTCTCCTTTTTAAACAGGTGGCTGAACGCATTATCCAAATCCAAGTCCAGATTCAGTTTGGACGGGAAAGATTTAATGTATTCGTACATCTTATAAGCGAGGTTGTCATCATCACCGCATCTGTCAATCAGTGTGAGCAACATGGCGTTCACCATGTCAGAATCATTGCCGAAGTTTTCCTGAGTGGATTCGCTGCAATGATTCACATCACTTTTCAATCTCTTTATCGCGGCTATGGCTGTGTTGAAGTTTCTTTTTGAATCGTGCCGCAATTCAAAGCCTTCCTTCTTGTATTGCTGCTGCATTTCTAGAAGGTTGGTTTCTAAAACGTCCGTGAGGACAAATACGATGTTGGTCAGTGTGTTCAATTGAGTTGTTTCTTGCATAATAATAAATTTTATTTGACTTTCAAATAAAAATAAAGTCAGATTATCCGCAGAATAGGGGAGAAGTTGTAAAATGTGAACTTCCCCAAGATGTCATACGGTGTATTTTTTCAAAGTGTCCATGATATTGTCTATCGGCAGGGATACGGATGTTTTTCCCTTATCTTCATAGCAGGCAATATGTCTGTATGCCTCAGGGAAATTCTCTTTGATTCTTTTGAATGTCCGTAATGTCAGAAGTGACGCAACGACTGATTCATATACCTTGGTCTTCTCATCCTTTACCGCACTGATCTCGATTTCCAGTTTGTCTATCTTTTCAATAACTTCCCTGTCCGCCTCAATGTGAGGATAGTAAGCGTTTGCGCTGGGAAATCCTTTCAGTCCGGCAACACGTTTTTCATAGGAACCGTTAAACAGTGTGATGCTATATGCAACAGAGAAATAAGACCGAAACTTTTGAAAACAGTCGGTGATTTCCTGTGGAATGGATTTTCGGATCACCTCTTCCGTAATCCTGACCTGTTCATCATGCAACAGGTTGATTTTCTTTTCTAACGGCTCTACCATTTTATTGGCAACTTCTTCCGCCAAAACTTTCGTAATGTTCATTGCTCTTGGTTTTTATTAATTCTTTTATGTATGTAAAGATAACTTTTATTTATTTGTTTATCAAATAATATAATCTTAAAAACGCATCTGCTTAACTTAATATAACTGTCATCTCCTGCGGCTGTTTCCGAGCAGGGGAATGACATTAAAACTCTTGAATCTGTCAATCAGACGTCCTTCAAACCGTTTCCTGAAATCACCGATGTTCAGATTGCTGGTGATATGGTATTTCTTCCCGAACTGCTGGTAAATCTCATAACGCGCATAGAGAAACTCGTCTATCACGCTGTCAAGACTGGTACCGTAGCTCTTCTGATTCTCGGTTTCCAGACCTATGTCATTCAGACAGATATTGAACGGGGCGGGCTTGAATCCTTTTGACTGCCCCTCGTTGTAGGAATACAGGTCTATGTGTCCGTTCATCTTGTAGTAGTTCATCATCTGGGTGACGGAGAGGTTTTCAAACTGACTGGGATTCCGTGTCAGACGCAGATAATCGGCGAAAATCTGCATGATCATTGTTTTTCCAGTGCCGGGTGCCCCGACAATCAGCAGGTTCTTGTGAATCTTGTAATCCTCATCGGGAAACACTTTCTCGGCCAGTCTGCATCCGTTGAAGTAATACAGCAGGAAAGACAATATCTTCGAGTTGTTCTCGTCAACCTCGAACTCCCTGAATTCACGTCCAGTATAATCATTGCCCAGCTGCCTGACAAGATCACGATGGGCGTAATATTCGGCTGGATTCGTCAGGTCATATTCAAAATCTTGCAGAATAGTCTTTTTGTGACGCTCCACCAGATTGTATATCTGTTCCTGTTTCAGTTTCGCCGCAAATGACTTTTCCTGTCGGATCTGTTGTAGCTCTGCTGAAAGTTTTTGTTCTTGCTCTGTCATCTTTCTGTTTTTTAAGTTCCGTTATCAACCAGTTTGAGAAATGGCGTTTTGCATCTGAAACAGACTTGTGTGTAACGCCTTCCCCCTTTAGCTTCCAATAGTACAGGTCAACGTATTTGTCTTTGCATTCATCCAAAGTGAAGTTCCTGAATCCGTTCCTGTATGCCCGTTCCCAAGCATCCCTCAGCCATCCTTCCTCAGACTTTAGGTCCGCGAAGCATTTGTCTAAATCCATATCGAATGTTTCTGATGAAATATCGCCCAGGTTTTCACGCGTATGCGCGCTAGAGAGAGAGTTATTATTATCATTTACATTATCATTATCGGCTTTTTTGGGTTCTGAAAAACCCACTGGGTTATTTGGGTTTATTTGGGTTGTTCCAATATCATCCGAATTATCATTCTTCGCTCTCTTCGGAGCACCCCCTTTGCTTCCATTACTACGGTTTCTCTCGACAATGCCATGGTATTTGTTTTCATCTATTTCAAATTGATTCTTGAAGAACTCAAATGCTATTTCAATGTCCTCCTCTACCGTAATAATCTCGCCAAGTTGATACTTGAATATAGCTCGGAATAATCTTCCAAGTTGCTTGTCCGATAACTTCGATATAGGCTTGTAAAACGATTTATATATCAAAAAACTTTCTTTTCCCATTTCATTTGTTCTTTATGTAGTCCTATATGACATTTCTCGACACAATGTAATGCCATTATCTATATCGAATCTCAATTCGGGATATAAAGAAAATGGTTTGATATGGTGTGCATTTAACTCCACGTTACGTTTTTTACAACGGCAACATGTAAAGTTGTCTCTTTCCAAGACTGAATTTCGCCAATTTCTATAGCCGCTTGAATTCCTGCATCTGTGGTTATCATCAGTAATTCCACCTTTCCAGTTCCAGTGGTTTTCTCCGCTTGGAGGTTCATGTAGCAAATTCTCATCTATCTGTTTCTTTATAAAAGAGAATGCCATTTTAGCCAACGGTTTCTGCTCCGACAGTGTCCCCGATGCGGCGTACTTGATAATTGCATCGTACACTTCAAGTCTGACCTCCTCAGGATATTCCATCAGCACTTCCTGCCATTCTATATAGAAGACAAATGATTTCCTTTTTGTATCCTTTTTCATCATGTCTATTGTTTGATAATCAGTTTGTTATATATATTGTAAAGTTAACTTTTTGTTATGGGATTACAATAAATATATTTCTGAATATCAATAATTTAAACGTTATTTATCAGTAGCCTTTCCTTTGCAGTGCCATATCCTGTTTGGCAAAGGATATCTGGGTCCTGATATTGTCTCCGGCATGGACGAGGGTACGGTTTATACGGTCCAGCCATGTCACAATCTGATTGGCGGTCACACTTTGCGCGGCGACAAATTTCATGGCGACAGTCGCGGGAACACGTGAGATGAATTCCATGTGGCTGGCATATACATTCGCTGTCACCTGATCCTGATATGCCTTGGCGTCAGCAAGCAGCTTGCCAGAGCGTGCGAGATAGACGTTTATATCAGTGAGGCGGTCTATAAGCTCCTTTGGATTGTCACTTGCGGTTATCTCCAAAAAGGACTGCATTTCTTCTATCTCCTTTATGACAGGAGGCAGGGGGCATCCGTTAATGAGGCAGTTGCCGGTCCCATCGTTTTTAGGACAATATTTACAGTTTATCTCCATACTTGCAATTCAATTTATGGTTTATAGTTTTTCTGTTTGTCATACGTCATTCAAATAATCAATTGTCACTTTCATAAACTCATCCAATGATTTACAGACAACGTATTTCGCTCCGTTGGCTTCCGCATCCTTCTGCCATTCCTTTTGTGCAGGAGACTGGCGGCCTCCCGGCTTTTTCATCTCAATGCAAAGTCCTCCATAGAAGCGGTTGCTCTTCAGCAGTATCAAATCTGACACTCCGCTGGTCGCACCTTCCTCCTTCAGTCTCGCTCCGGTGATGGCATCACGTCTGCCACCATTGGGAACAGCAAAAAGCACGTTTTTAAGTTTCGGATATTTTAAACGGAACCAGCGGACACAAGCGGACTGTATGCGGTGCTCTTCATTCTTCGGCTTCCCGCGCATTTTGTACGACTGCGCTTTTTTAATCATCTCTTCGTATGTCATCGTCTTTTTCCTTATGTGGGGTTACTACTGTGTCCTTGCCGGTCTTGTCGACAACAACTTGCTTTCCTGCTACTGTTATGGTTGTCCTGCAACCATCCGGTAGGGACTGGATAAAATTGCGTACTACAGGAGAATCAGCACCTTCCGATATCTGAGTGTTGGATATCGGAACTTCCTTAGCTTCATACGGATATACATCCATGATGGCGGTTTCGGCTACGGATGCGATCTGATAGTCTGCCATTGTACCTTTCATTCCTTCGTCCAGTTTCTTTACAGCATCGCGAAGATCGGAAGCCTGTACCAATACGGTAGTGGAGGTCTTTTTCTCCGCTCCGCTTTTTTCGTCCAGCGTGATGAAGAACAGCTTGCACTTAAACCAGCGGTCGGCTGCATCTTCTTCAGAGGGGAACAGTTCGCTGTAGTTGGCGCGTTTGATGTCCGAAACAGTGAACTCACCGCTGATATACGGAGTGATTTCTTCAATGATACGGGCTTCTGCTTCAGTAAAGCTCAACGCGTCAACCAGATAGGGTTCAGTTACTTTCTTGTTCATGCCGTTTTCCATTACCTTTTCGTAACGGATTTTGCATTCAAACCAAGTATGCATCATAATTAATTCTTTTAAAGTTTGATATTCAACGTTTATTCATTTATAGTGGGAGGTGCAGGATTCGAACCTGCATGAGTGGTGTTTTTGCAGTTCACTGATTTCAAGTCAGCTCCCTTAAGATGTCTCGTAGGTTGCCGGCTTGGATATTAACGGTTATCCTAGAATTTTGCACCTTACATCTTGATTAGCGTCTGCCATTTCCGCCAACCTCCCGTTTGCCTCCCTATCTTCACAGACCGGGAAGGCAAGGTTAACAAAGTTATTTCTGTACTCTGATCAAATAACAGATTTTATCCTACCTAAATTAGAAACCATATACCTGTTTTCTAACCCTTTTACCGGTTTCCATTCTTCAATCATTTTTCAAGTTTTATAATTTCCGGGAAAGTTCTATATATGCTACTTTTCCCATCCCATTTGTCAATGAACTGTTTGTAAAGAATTTCTTTGGTAAGACCTTTTGACTGGATAAGAGCCTGTTCGGTTTTTAATTGTTCCAGTTCGTTGCGTTTCTTCTGTTCCTCAATCTGTTGGTCCAGTACGGATATATTGGTGTTCACTTCATTCCGGCTGTCAATCTTCTCACGGACCTTTTCGGAGAACTCCAGTTGTGCGGAGAATGTGAGCAGTTGCAGACCTCTTTTTTCAAACTCCATGTCAACTATCTGTTCCAACCGTTTCTCAAATACCAACGAGCCTCCGTCAGCCATCAGGCTATCGGTCTTATGCTTCCGACTTTCTTCCTTTATCAAATCATATATACGTGGTTCCAAGATGTTATCTTCCAACGAAGACATAAAGTCACTTCCACGGCCAATATGCTTGTTGTCAAAGACAACATCAATGGCGCGGTTCTTGATAACTTTATAGCTGTATGTAGGACACGCCTTGAACTCCGTGTTGTCGGCAGCTTTCAGTGTGACAGCTTCAGCGAATTCTCCACGTTGATCGAATAGCGGAACCTGAAAAAGTTCTGTGCCCAATTCCCATGTGGACACTTTGCCGGAAACAATCTTGAAATCCTCCTTTCCCTGCTTGCCGTAATTCTCCATAAGGACACCTGCATAATTAGGGGCTACTCTCTCACAGGAGACAAACATTACCAAGGTCATACATACCATCGTTAACTTAATCAGTCTTTTCATCTTTCAATGTTTTAATCAGTTTGTAAATAAAGAAAATTATTGTGGCTGATATTATTGTTACGCCCAGCCATGCGTGTAAGTGATTGAATATCCTATTCCCGACAACAATTCCTATTATCAGAAACAGGATTAAATAAATATACTTTTTCATACCACTCTCAGTCAAAATTAAAGTTGTCCTCACCGTCCGGCTTTTCATCCGGAATGTCATACCCAAAGTCCATCGGGATGAACCAGTCTGAAATATAGTCTTGCATGATTTAATCCTCCTGCTCTTTTATAATTCTATTAATCAATTCTTTTTCCCATCCTTGAATAAATCCATTTTCGTCAATATTCATAATGATGTAGTCGCCATATCCTTCATCTTCCGGGCACATGATGGATGGAACGTAACCCTCATGCTCAACAATGATGTTGCCATCTTTATCAGTAACTGTATAAATGCCATCATCGCATACCTTATAGTGAACTTGTGCGGTAAAACCTTTTTCCCAATTAGTGATAACTCCATTGTCGATGTCGATAATAGGTCGCCAGCGGTATTCATTATCGGCATGGATAAATTC